AGAAGTCGTTAAGGTTATTGATTCTGTGCAGGAAGATCTGGTGGAATTAATCAATAACAAATGGTCAATAAATTTCAATGTACCCCTTGCACTTGAGGCTAAGATGGGGGATAATTGGTTAGAGCAAAAGGAGGTTCATCAATGAAACTCGAATACAAACATGACGGCAAACACTTTACGTTTAGCATTGACGGTGTTGTTGTCGAAAGGAGCAGTAACGTGCATCAGTTAGTTCAGAAGATTAAGAAGTATCGACTGAGTTACGATGCACAGGAATCAAGCAGAAGTAAATATCAAATATAGAAAGGTAAATATGTCAGATCTTACATTAGTAAACAACAGTAACTTTGCAGCTATGGCTCAGGCTATGGGCATGGGTGCAGATATTGCTGTACCAAAGAAGCAAAACAATCTAGCTCGTTTGAAGTTAGATCACAAAGGTATCATGGGTGAGACCACTGTCGGTGGCAAGAAGAAGAAGGTAGAAGTTGTAGCTGCAGGAAGCTATGTACTGGACCGTCCTAATCTTGAGCCAGTGTATGCAACCGATGTATCGATTCGTTTGTTCAATCAACGATTCATGTACAAGCGTTACATCCAAGGCAATGGCGATACCAAGGGTAAGTATGTCAAGACCATCATGGCTAAGGATCTCAAGGATGACTTGCGTGATAATGCCGGAGGATTTAACTGTGGCAAACCAAGTGGTTGGATTGAAGACTATCAATCTTTACCTGCAGAAACTAAGACCCTATTGAAATCCATCAAGCGTGTACGTGTACTGTTTGGTGAGGTTACATTAAAGGGTGCAGTAAATGCAAAGGGTGAAGACTTAGGTACCCTTGAATCTGTCCCTTTCATTTGGGAAGTAGATAACAAGGATGCATTTAAAACATTGGGTGCCCCTATTGCACAGATGGCTAAGCAGAATCGTATCCTGCCACAGCACAGCATTACTCTAGGTGCAGAAGAGCAATCATTACCAACAGGTGCATCGTACTTCTTGCCTACATCAACACTTGAATTGGGTAGCACGATTGAACTTACCGATGCAGATCAGGCATTGTTTGCAGACTTCAATGCATGGATTGATAACTACAACGATTACATCGTTAAAGAGTTCAATGGCAATGCAAAGGCACAGCCTGACGCAGAGTTGGCTGAGATCGTTGAAGAGTTTGTTGACGTTGAGGTAGAGTAATGCACCATCCTGCCGAGTTAAAGATACACCAGTATCTCAGTAAAGTTAGGCACGGAGATAGCACACTGAGCGAGGAGGTTGTAGAACAAATCGTCAGTGATGTTCGTGCTGCTTTACTTCGGCAGTTTGTGGACAAGCGGGATAGCAATAACTTCTCATTGAGAATGTCAAACGTAGGGCGTGACTACTGTCAGCTTTGGTTTGATAAGAACAATCCAGATGATGCTGTCCCACACTCTACAAATTTCGTAATCAACATGATGATGGGTGACATAGCTGAGGCTGTGTTCAAGGGTCTGCTAACACAGGCAGGTGTGGCATATGCAAATGGTGACAAGGTGACGTTAGTTGCAGGTGACCATACGATACATGGCACACCAGACCTGATCACTGAGGGTGCAGTAGACGATGTGAAGTCTGCTAGTCCTTGGTCCTATGCCAATAAGTTTGTTGACTACCAAACACTACACGACAATGATTCCTTTGGATATGTAGGTCAGCTTGCTGGCTATGCAAAAGCAATGGGAGTTAAGGCAGGTGGTTGGTGGGTAATCAACAAGGCAAATGGTGAGTTCAAATACGTAGCTGCTGATTCAATTGATCTTGAAGCTGAAGTAGAAAAGATTAAGCAGAAGGCAGACAGGCTAGAGAAGAATGAGTTTGAACGATGCTATGAGGCAATACCTGAAACCTATCGCAAAAAAGAAACAGGCAATCTTGTACTCGGTAAAGAATGCGGTTGGTGTTCCTATCGATACAAATGCTGGGAAGGATTAGAAGAAAGACCATCACTGGTATCACGAGCAGAGAATCCACCGATGGTATCTTACGTACACATTGCTAAGAAAGAAGCAGAGTAATGCGTAAGTTTAGCCAGAAGGCATACGATGCAGCTATGGCATATGGCTATCGCAGTGGACTAGAGAAAACTGTTGAGGAAGATTTAAGGCATCTCAACATAGATGCTAAGTACGAATCAATCAAAATCGAATGGGAAGATCTGTGCTATAGAAAGTATACGCCTGACTTCCTATTACCCAACGGCATTATCATTGAGACTAAGGGATTGTTTACTGCTGCTGACAGACGTAAACATCTCTTGGTACAAAAGCAACATCCAGATTTAGATATTAGATTTGTGTTTGAAAGTAGTAAACGTAGGCTTAGCAAAATATCCAAGACAACCTATGCTGCATGGTGTGAGAAATACGGATTCTTATATGCAGACAAGAAGGTACCAGAGTCTTGGACTAAAGAGAAATCTAAAGCAGTTATGCCACTGACATTTAACCCATACAAAGGAACAAAGCATGAGTAACCCAATTAAAAAAGATGACATCGTATTAATTCTTCGACCTAATTTTGATGGTGAAGATTGGAATGGCACAGTAGACTTGAACATGATGTGTATGCCATCCGATAAATTGAATGAGGATTCTTACTTGGAACTAATGCATCTTATGCAGGGTGTTATTACTTGCTTCCATTTATTAAACCAAGACGAAGAGTTTGGTGAAATAGTAGCAGAAGAGATGGAAGCAATGGTTAAGTCAGGTGAGTTGCAGTTTAAGGATCTGAATCAAGATTCTACATTCAGTAATGTAATCGATCTAACACAGTGGACGCAGACACGGGGGAACGCATGACAACTAAGAGGTTAAATGATGCAACACCAGAAGAATGGAGTAGTGCTATTCGTGGGTACGAGAAGGCAGAAGAAGGCACAGAGTTTTATCAGAGCCAGTTATTCAACGGATCACTTTGGGATGAGGCAGATAAGCAAACCACCAATGATGAAGTCGAAGAGCCTAAGCACTACAACTATGGCAAGTTTGAAACCATCGATGTAATTGTTGACACACTCGGTGAGTACGAAGCAATCAGCTACTGCCATGGTAACGTACTTAAGTACACTATGCGGATGTGGCACAAGGGTAGACCCATCACAGATTGTAAGAAGGCACGGTGGTATCTAAACAAGATGATTGAATTGCTAGAGAAAACGGAAGGAACAAACTGGTGAGCATCATAGTCGAAGTACATTTTGAGGTAATCTTAGATCCTGAGAGTATGCCCAATACGTACTCCGACCCAGATTACCTAGAGGAAATCATTGACGAGGCTATCCATGATGCTATGTATGACATCGGGGCAGCCAAGGTTAGCTTTGTACGTACAGATATTGAAGGATTAGAATGAACTACCACGGAATAGAGATAGATATAGCAAGAGACAGTAGGCTATCTGAGCAGGCAATGCAACTGCTTCAGGACTACTACCTACTAACAGAAGAACGAAGCCCACAGGAAGCCTTTGCAAGGGCTGCATTGGCTTATTCGGCAGGGGATAAGGGTCTAGCCCAACGGGTCTACGATTACGCCTCTAAGGGCTGGTTTATGTACGCCAGTCCTGTCCTTAGTAATGCACCAAAAGTGGGTGAGAGACCCAAGGCTTTACCCATTTCCTGTTTCCTTACCTATGTAGGGGATAACTTGGATGAGTTAATTAACCACAATGCTGAGGTAGCTTGGCTGTCTGTTAAGGGCGGTGGTGTAGGTGGACACTGGTCAGATGTACGGTGTGTCAGTGATAAGGCACCCGGTCCTATCCCATTCCTCAAGGTAGTGGATAGTCAGATGACTGCATACAAACAGGGCAAGACACGTAAGGGTAGCTATGCTGCCTACATGGATGTCAGTCACCCCGATATTGTAGAGTTCATTAACTTTAAATTACCCACTGGTGGTGACATCAATCGCAAGTGTTTCAATTTATTTAATGCAGTTAATGTGTCCGATGCATTTATGCAGGCTGTAATCGATGGCACAGACTGGCAACTTAAAGACCCATCCAATGGGGATGTACGTGAGACTACACCAGCAAGACAGTTATGGCAACGTATCTTAGAGGCACGTTTCCGTACTGGTAGTCCTTACATTAACTTCATTGATACAGCGAATAAAGGATTGCCACAGGAACAGAAGGACAAGGGTCTAAAGATTCATGGCAGTAACTTGTGCAATGAGATTCATTTAGCTACAGATGAGAATCGTACAGCGGTGTGCTGCTTATCCAGTGTCAACTTAGAGAAGTATGACGAGTGGAAAGAGACCACTATGATCCGTGATCTGATTCGATTCTTGGATAACGTATTGCAAGTATTCATTGACAATGCACCTGACGATATATCCAAGGCACGATTCAGTGCACAGCAAGAGCGTAGCTTGGGGCTAGGTGCTATGGGATTCCATGGCTATCTGCAGAACAGAGGTGTGTCATTCGAGAGTGTGTCAGCTAAGCTGATCAATCGTAATATGTTTAAGTACATAAAGGAGGAAGCAACCAATGAGACCAAACTACTTGCCCAAGAGAGAGGGGCTGCACCCGATATGCTTAGGACTGGCGTTCGGAATGCTCATCTTATTGCAATTGCTCCTAATGCCAATAGTTCTATTATCTGTGGTTGCTCTCCAAGTATTGAGCCTATTAAGTCGAATGCTTATGTACATCGTACAAGGGCTGGTTCGCATCTCGTCAAGAGTGACAGCTTGGCTAGAGTCTTAGACCAATACGAAGAGAATAAAGATGAGGTATGGGCATCGATCATTATGAATGAGGGTTCAGTACAGCACCTACCATTCCTAACCGATGATGAGAAGAGTGTATTTAAGACAGCCTTTGAACTAGATCAAAGCTGGGTTATTGAACATGCTTCAGATAGACAGCCATTCATTTGCCAAGGGCAATCTGTCAATCTGTTCTTCCCTGCAGGTAGCAACAAGTCGTATGTCAACTCGGTACACTTACGTGCATGGAAGGCAGGACTCAAAGGACTGTACTACTTACGTACAAGTGCAGGAGTGCAAGCAGACAAGGTAGGTCTTAAGGTGGAGCGTGATGCCCTTAAGGATGCCGAGGAGTGCATATCCTGCCATGGTTAAACCTGTACGCAAGGTGTTTAGCAAAGCGTTGTTTGATGAAACAGATACGTCAGCTAGGTCAGCAGCTAAGCGGTACTGGGAATCTCTTGGACACACAGTCGAAGATCACCCAGACCGATATGCTGTGGATTTAATTGTAGATACTGGAAGTGAAACATTTTATTGTGAAGTAGAAATCAAGAAGGTATGGCATGGTGCTGTATTTAAGTACGACACCTTGCAGATACCTGAACGGAAGTCTAAGTTCGCTAAGCTAGATAAGCCTGCGTACTTTATGGTATTCAATGATGAGAAGACACATGCATTCTTGTGCCCATCTAGTATACTGTTAAGCTCACCAGTAGTAGAGGTACCCAACAAGTATGTCTACAAAGGTGAATTGTTTTTTCAAGTACCGATTAATTTAATATCACTAGTAGAGATACCCAATGGCAACTAGAAAACATGACGATCAAACAGCAGAAGATCGTATTGATATTGTACTGTTAGAGAATCACATATTTTATTTGTATGATGAGATCGAAGCAGACAATATAGCTAAGTGTATTAAGTGGCTTACCTATGAGAATGTAGATAAGAAAGAAAAGACTTTAACTATCTACATTAACTCTGGTGGTGGTGATCTATACCAAGCTTTTGCATTGATCGATGTAATGCGGAACAGCAGTCATCCAATCCGTACTGTAGGTGTTGGTTCTATTATGAGTGCAGCATTCTTAATCTTCTGTGCTGGTACTAAAGGAGAAAGATACATTGCTGCTAATACTAGTGCTATGTGCCACCAGTTTTCAGACAACATCGAAAGTAAATATCACGACTTTAAATCTGCAGTTAAAGAAGCAGACATCTGCAATCAGAAGATGATACAGATCCTGCGTGATGCAACAGGCATGACTGCTACAGCAGTGAAACAAAAGCTGCTACCTGCAAGTGATGTATTTTTAACCGCCCAAGAATTAGTTGATTTAAACATAGCTGACCACACACTTTAGGAGAACACATGGCTACTATTCCACATTACGTATTCGATAATAATATGGTTGCACTTAGAAAGGCACAGGCTATTGTGGTGTGTGCAATGGAGGCTGCCGGAAATAAAGTACTAGACAGATCACAAGATATTGATTATGCTTTATGGCAAGCTAGTGATTTATTAGAAGATGTTATATTTAATCTTGAAGACCAAGTATCATTTGAAAAAACGGGGCATATGCCTGAGATAGAAAGTATCAAAGAGCAGATTGTGGAAATCGTAGAGCGATTCAACCATTGCCCCGTAGTTATTCCCCCTAACGAAAGTTTTGTATCACAGATAATAGAAGCAATTAGAGAGGCAGATATAGAATGAAAAAATTATTGTGTTTAATTCCTATAGTATTTATAACAGCCTGTTCATCTAGTCCTTATGGAAGTAAGTCTGAACTTCTAGTGGAAAAGAAAGTACATTCAATGTCTAGGCAACAAGTAATTAATGGTATTGCAGATTGTGAATCAGCAGGAATGAGACCCGTTGTTATTATGTCTAAGCGTAGGGTAGGGGACTATTACAGTGACGTTATCATTGATGTCACCTGTGCACCAAGGACCGTACAGTACTACAAATAAAATGGATAACAAAAACAATAACATAAGAAGGGAGTTGATTTAAAGGGACAAATCGCATATAACTAGAATCCCAAGGGAGCATTTCTTGCTCCTATTTTTTTCAATTAATTTCCTCGGAGTATCAATCTATGAGTCTTATATCGC